TTCAATCATAAGTCAGAGTCCCTCCCTTGACTACTACTGTAGATAGATCCATCGGCATAATCAGTTCTAGTTTCACCGAATCCAAAGTCATCACCTTCAATAACTTGTACATCATCCTGTACATTGATTACATTGATTGGCACATTGATGTCATGTGGTTTGATCACACTGGTATACACACCTCTCTGGACTTTGATTCTGTTTCCAGTAATAGATCTAATCAACATCTTCTCCTCATCTATCTGTATGTAATCACCTTTCCTTAATGACACTGCACTATTGACATCAAATTCTGTCCTTACTGTATCTATAGTTTCATTAGTTGCTGCGGTGGCATCACTAGTGTAATCTTTGACAGCAGCTGGTACAACCGTGTATCTCTGTTGTCTAGGTGCAGTCTTAGTATTTGTAGTGTCTGAGTAGTAGTCTGTTTGTACTTTCTTGATAAGACCTTCACTACTATTATTGATTGGGCCAAATAGATATGTCTTACAGGTGAAGTTCAATGTATATGTTAATGCTCTTCTCTGTAGAAAATCATCTTCGTATGAATCTTCCATCTGGATTCCTTCCAGTGTAATTGGCATATCTCTTTTCTCTCCTATTATATCGACTAGATCAATCGTAAGATTAAATGCTGGTTGGAAATATGGTAATATCTGTTCTAATATTTGTATAGCGTCTTCGTTCAACTTAGCTAAAATACTAAGTTGCATATTGATATTATATGGAACAGGCATAAATGCCTTGACCATCTTATTAGTCTTCTTATTTACAGACTTGAAAGTCTGCATTGTAGAAACTTTTCTTGTGGCATCATAAGTCATACCCATGACTTCAAAAGACATTCTGGGTAAACTTAGTGTGGTTGCAACACCATCTTGGTAGTCTCTACTTTGAGATATTCTTGCTAAAAATTTCGATTGTGGGCCATAAGATATAGGAACTTTTACAACACTGACTGTCTTACCAGACTTATCTTTGTGTTGTACTTCAAGATTATTAAAGAGGGTTCCGAAAGACACGATTGTCTTACGAATTATCTCATGGTAGAAATGATTGGTTAACATAATATTACCACCTTATAATAGTATTTAGAACTCACCGAATGGATTTCTTTCAGAGAAGTCTAGGATCTCGTCTGCCTCTGTCTCTATTTCATCGTTACCAGCATAAGGTATATCGAATTCAGAATCTACAGAAAGTATTCTGTAACTTGCAGCTGCACCAACAATTACCTCTCCTACAGAGAAGTCACCACTAGGTATTGAAACCTTAAGAATGTTATCTGCTGTATTCCAACTAGCAACGTATGCACTAGTGCCACTAGATACACCCTTAACTATTTCATCTCTCTCAAATTCTCCAAAGGAATTAGATGTAACAGAAGATATAGCAACAGTTGCAGATGTAGAAGTATAACCAGCACCAGCATTACTGTATCTGATTTGGGTAACAGTGCCAGCGGAACTTACTACTGCCTCTGCTTGTGCGTTCATCAGTAGAGGTTCAGTTTCGTTTGACTGTTGTATGTATACAGATGTAATTCCAACTGTAGGTGTAAAGGTGTAACCAAGTCCACCAGTTGTAATTCCAATAGGGCCTAACACTGCTTCTGAAATGACAGCAGTTGCAATCGCAGTAGATACAGGAGAACCACCAGTAAATACAACTTGTGGTGGAGTGGTGTATCCTGTGCCTGGATTGATTAGTAGTATTCTGTCAACAGATTGATTTGGAACACCAGATCTACTTGTCATAATTGCAACAGCAGTTGCCTGAGTTCCTGTAGATGGTGACTCTATAGTCATGATAGGAGGTGAAGTATATCCCCATCCTTCATAGTTGACAGTCAATCCTGTTATAGTTCCAGTGGCATCAGTTGTTGCAACGACTTGTGGTTGTTCATTATCCATCTTACGGATAAATGTAGCATTAGTATTTGTAACAACATCAGTTTCTTGAGATGTCTCTGAACTCGGAACTTGTGTTGCACTGTTATTACTTGTAGCATTATCGCCAGTCAAGTTAATAGTCAAGTGATCTAAGAATCCCTCAAATGATGCAGTCTGAGATGGAATGAAACCTTGTCCTGAAGCATCAGCACCTAGCTTCAGGTTATCACCAGCAAAGAACATAATTGGGTTTGCTGTGTTAAGACTGTTACTTACAGTTCCATTTACAGATATAGTTGCATCAGTATTATATTGTTCTACTCTAATAAAGTTCCATGCATTTAAAGTAAGTTGTGTAGTATTCTCAATAGATCCAGAACCAGAAGCAAACACTATGTTACCTGTCTCTCTGTAGTATATCTTGAATCTATCAGTCCACATGACTGTTCCGCCATTGACTGCTGGATCAAACTTGGTAGGATACAACCAGAAACTTAGTGACAGTCTACCATTACCACTATCTCTAGAATCCACATTAGTTGTAAAGTGGAAGTTAGCACCAATAACCTCTGATATTGTGGTGTGATGTAGTGAGTTATTACCAAACTTAATCTGAGATGATGTGGTTAGATTAGGTGGTGTGAAACTTATAGAAGGCACACTTAGGTAATTAGATCCACCACTCGTTAGAGTTACAGCATCAATACCACCCTCAGCGACAGTCACAGTTCCAGATGCCTGATTACCTTGTGTTGGTTTATGTATTGTTACTGTTGGCGTTCCTCTATAGTTACCACCATTGAACATTGGAACACGTTGTACAGATTTGACACCAGTAACTGTAGATGCAAGAGATACATATGCCACTGCATTTTGAGATGTATCTTTTTCTAATTGTATAGTTATAGTTTGACCACTGGTAGATCCTAGTGACTCATCAACATCTACTCCTTCTTTATCTGTTAATCCATCAGGAAGATCAATGACTTCATCTTCTGGTTCAAAGATCTCACATCTGAACTCATACATGAATAGATCATTTACTTGGTAGAAAGGAACTTTTCTTTCAATATACTTGATCTCAAATAAAGCATTATCCAAAGGTAAGTAAATCAAATCACCTTCATGTGGAGATTTGGCATTGACTCTTTCGCCTTCTGGAAATAGATTTATGAATGGTGTAATGAAATCATCATATCTTTCTTTAGATACAACCAATGTCAATTCATCTTGATCTCTAACACCAAACTTAGTTAAGACATCAGAAGGTGATCCAAAACCATCGGTGTTTACTAGGTATGCCTCCAATCTAAAACTATCGTCAAACTTAGAAGCAGTGATCTCTCTGATTACTGTATTCTGATTAACGATTTTTCTGGGTAGATATAGGATATCTTGACCGAACAATTGTAAATGTTCGTTCACCAAGTCTTGAACTAGTCTTTGTTCACTCGGAGATCCATTTAGAAAGAAGGGTGATAAAGGCATTATCCAACAAAGTCTAGTGGTGGCATTGCGTATTCTGACATTAGTTTCTCCATGAGAACTTCTAATTCCTGAGTCGCATCGTCATATAACTGTCTACCGTTAAGTTCTAGTCCGCCAGGAAGTTTAACTCCTGTAAATTTAATGAGATTCTGACCCCATTGTTTTTTTATTAAAGATGTGGTATACTGTTTAAGCCAGTAGTCATTGTATACAGCAGTTTCACTCTGAGGATCAATAATTCTGAAACAATCTATGATTATAAAATGATCATTAGTAAGTTCATTCACATTGATATCCATATACAATCTACTATTTTTCTTGTTAAATCTGATCTGAACATCAGGATTAAGCATGTAATCAAGAGTTTCCAAATATGATTTTGTCATACCATAATTGAGCAAATCGATTGCCCCGTAGTAGTATAAATCATTAAGGAAGATCTGATACTTAAGATTGAACATACCAGCCGATATGGTTGATGAGTCCATTTTAAATACTTTGTTGACTCCTATAATGGTGTCTGGTAAAGGTAGATACTTTGCAGTTTCTGTATAGTCTATCGAAGAGATACCCCCTGCTGTACTAGTAGCAGTGGTTGTAGACATAGTGCCTTTCATGGCTTCTTTTTCTGCTTCAGTGAATTGATGCTTCAAGAATACTCTATCAATTCCTTCACCATGTCTTTCATGAAACAATTGGACGGCATCGTCTATAAGATCATCAATTTGATCATCGTCAACGTTGATTTCTAGAACTGGCTTTCCGAGTTTCCTGAGAGCATATTCTTTTAAATCATCTTTACTACTAGGTTTTGCCATTCCCTTTACACATAAGTCTCCGAAGTATTTAGTTATA